CGATCGACTCCCCTTGACTACTCAGAAAATATGAGAACTCGAACAAAGACCAACGAACTCACCATGTCAAACATGGGGCCAGTTCATATTGCTATTCGCAATATAGACGGGTCCCCTGTAGGTTCCTATAATTATGGACCAATTAGTCCTATTATTGGAACTTCTGATGAGGAAACCATGATAGATGACATCTCAAAAAGTCGTCTATCTAAACGTGTTATTCACGTCCGCCGCAAATTGATTCGTAAGAATCTAGATGCGGAAGAGTACTACTATGGCAGCTCTCCAAATACTATCTGGAATGTTGCCGGTCCTAGTGCTCATTGGTTATCTTGGAATCCTTATGGGGAAATTACCCAGAATAATATCCAAGTTGATTGGCCTGAATCCGAATCCGCTCTGATACGTAAAGCTAAAAATGCTTTTTACGATGTTAACAAGGTTGATTCCTTGCTTAACACCGCTGAAGCACCTGAGCTTGTTACCTCTATCAGTCCCATGTATCGTAAGATCATGGGTGTTCAGTTAGTTCAGAACACGCGGAATTGGCGCTCCATACTTAGAACCCTCCGTAATAATAGTAAGCCTTCATTTGGCATACTATGCGGTGGTTACTTGTATTACGCGTTCGGTGTTGCTCCATTGATCAGCGATATGAGGCGCATATCCTCTTCTGTTTCTTCATATAAGAAGAAGCTCGAGGATGCGCTTAAGAAAGCTGGAACAGTTGAGACTGTTCATGTCCGGGATTCCGGGGAGGTATTTGGTAAGCTTATAGCTGACCAAAATACTGGCTCCCTTCCGGCAGCATATGGAGAAGATACACAGTTAGACGGTTCCTGGTGGCATACTAAGCCTTATAGCTTAGAAACTCCACTCAGGGTTTGTACAATCCGAGGTGTTCGATCCAGTAAGTTCAACACCAAATTATTTGGTGAACTGGACTACTTGGCTAAAACCTTCGGAGTGACTGGACCGGCGTCGTTCGCTTGGGAGAGAGTTAAATTCTCCTTTGTGTTCGACTGGTTTGTGGATCTATCTGATATCCTAAATAAACTTGACAATACCCTTACGGGTGGAGACAAGAATATCCAAGATATAACCCTTAGCACGAGATGGCGCGTCCTATGTCCTTTGATTAAACATCTTAGGGCTGTCGGACAGCAATCATCGGCTGATGGCCAGCAGACGGGCTCTGTTGAGTTACATTACTACGATCGAAAACCCATTCAGGACAACATCGAAGTTGGCTTGAGTGGTAGGTTCGGAAAGAAGCAAGGTCTCTTAAGTGCTGCTTTGCTCGGCCAAATGGTCGCGAACTTAAAGAAAAAGAGTATTGGCCGCTAATGCGGTTGGTACTCCTGGTGATAGAATAACAGTTAATACCATGAATAATGATATCACAGTTAGTGGTCTCGCTTATAAACTGATCTACTCTGATAAGAGTGGATCTTTGCGACGGGAAACTGCTCGGGGGGTAACCTTACCCACAGAGCTCCTCATCAAACATGAGGACTACGTTGATTCAAAGACAAAGGTCTCTGGAAAACGTACTCTCGTCAGGTTTGACCACTACATGGCCATGACGGACGGAGTAATCCGCCCGGTGTCGCTATATGCGGTCCTTGCTGGTCCAACTGACCCGCTTGTTACAGCTGGCATAGTTACCGCCTTAGAGGCGCAACTTGTCAACTTGCTCCACGGTACTACTAATACTTCTGGTCTGGATCTCGAAGGCGAGATCCTTTCCAATAAGGAACAGTAATACCTGTTAGTTAACTACTAACTCTTTGTCCCTCACGGGATTAAGACTAGTATAGGTACAAACACTGCAGTTATATAACCACAATGAATAGTAAACATATTAGTCAAAAGAAAGCCAGTATCCTCCTGTTTAATAACATAGATTCCTATATTAGGAATCATGGCTATTACATAGGTACTCCTCGTACGTCACTCACGTGTGCAGCTCACGAAGCCCTCAAAGAGGTCTTCCGTGATGTTGAACTAGTGGATGATTTACTTGGATCAGATATTGTCTTCGGAGCTGGGGTCACGGGAGATTGCGCTACCATTTGGGCCTATAAAGGTCGTAAAATGGTCGGTGCAATTCTCTTCGTCTACGGTCTTGACATTATACAAACCAGTGATGGTTTGTATGGTCGGATCGTAAACTGGTACCCTGGGATGGCCTTACAAACTAAGGTCTGTCTCAGCTATCCCAGATGGATTAGATATACTTCCTCTAAGCTAGCTGCTTTATGCAGCTCCCTTAATGTGAAGTACTAACCGCCAATAAATATAGCATCATGGCAATTCATATGAATATATCATACATCATGAACGTATATAGACGCCTGCTAGCAGACGTTTCTGAGTTATCTAAGGAGCAGATTGCTCCCCCTGATGACATAAGTTACGATTGGGTTCTTATAGAAGGACCTAAACTAGACAAAGCATTGTTACATTATATCGAGGAAGGTGGTGATGAACCACCTATACCAGAATGGCTAAAGCCATTATGGGCTAAGTTCCACTCCACCCTGGAGGGATCTTATCTTCGGTACTTGCGACAGTGTCTCTTATTCTGCTATAAGATCGAGTTCGAACCAAGCAATGAACAAATCAAAGCGGCACAAGCCGCATTTGAAGATACGGAAGACTGCATCACAATCTTTAATAGTTCTTTTGGAACTATTAGTGAAAGTGATCCGCTCTTCTCTTCCGCCCGGCGTATAGTTGGGCGTTGTATATACAACATCAACTGGAATAGTATCGATCCTCAGCATGGTCCCGGGGCAGTTTATCCTCGGAGAAAACCATGTATGAAAGGTCGTTTTACTACCATCTACTCATCCATCGAGCAATTCTTCCCGTTCCTAGAGTACTTTTGGGGCATTCCATCATCATGGAATGACCCTAATGTACTCAAAGATCGTGAAACAATTGTTTCTAGCGACACTATAGAGTGCCGTCTTGTTGCTGTACCTAAGGATTCTCGAGGTCCACGCTTAATCTGCGTGCACCCCGCTGAATCCGTCTGGATACAACAGGGATGTAGGAAAGTGCTAGAGGCGGCGCTAGAGAGTCCCACCAGCCCTGCTCACGGGAAGTTAAACTTCCGTGATCAGAGTGTGAATGGCTCCCTAGCGATGTCCTCTTCAATGGATCGAGAGTATGTAACTCTTGATCTCAAGGAAGCCTCAGATAGGATATCATGTCTTCTCGTTAGATACCTCTTTGGTACCTACGTTTATGACATCATGTCCTGTTCTCGGGCAACGCACGTTCGTTTATTAGATGACCGGGTCATAGAGCTAAAGAAATGGGCTCCTATGGGAAACTCATTAACGTTTCCTGTTCAGAGCATCATATTCCTAAGCCTGGTTCGCGCTGGCATATTATGTCGGTATGGTGTAAACTGTACTGATGTTTATGTCTTCGGAGATGATATCATCTTCCCTTCCAAATATTATGATGGTGCTGTCAATGGCCTCGTTCGTGCTGGGGTTATACCCAACATTAGCAAGACATTTAAGCGTGGATTCTTTCGAGAATCCTGTGGCGTCGATGCCTATCGTGGCATAGATGTTACGCCTCATAGAATGAGAAAGGGAGATGGCGTCTCTGCTTCTGATGCTCTATCCATCTGCTCATTAGCGAAAGCTATGAAAGTAGAAGGATATCATCGTGTCTCTAGTATTCTATATAGCATGGTCGAAAGTTCATTCGGGAGGTTACCATATAGTAACAACCCGGATGCACAAGGATTATGCCGTTATGAAGACTGCACTTGGTCCACTCTCCTTAAATATGAGCCATCAATTAAATTTGATGTTCATACACAGAGGTGGGTTACCAGAGTGCTCTTGGTTCAAGCTACCCTTGAGGGTAGCCTAAGCGGGTCCTGGTGGACTCTCCAAGAATCGTTGCAGAGAATTGCCCGTTTGGGTGATTCTTATGCATCGTTTAGAGGCCTAGAATACACGGTGCCACACCGTGAACGATTGAAACGTGGATGGACCGATGTCATTATGACATCGACTAGCCCTTCAAGTGTTGACAGACATCTGCTCGTACGTGAAAACGCGCAAGAGGATGTCGTCAACGATGAAGACCTCGCAAGAGGTTTAGTCGAAGGCAGTCACACTACAGATTAATAACCTGTGAGGGATAACCAAAC